ATAGATTCTGGTTTAGAGGCGTTCAGGCCGCCATTGGGGTTCTTGCCTTCCTTGCGCTGCCATGCGGGCGACTTAGCCATAGAACACCGTTAATTTTGCAGACGTTGGCAATGTCACATGGACATCAGTCTCAAACAAAATGCCTTCGCCGGGAATTAAGGTAGACCATGCAAATGCTGCTGTTACTGGGATGTTGAACTGAAGAAGAGTTGTGCCAGTAGCACCGTTATCTCTAAGAACAACATCACCACCCGTACCACCACAGGTCACTATGAAGCCTTTTATACGGACTCTATTGGACAGTAGTGTACCGGTAGCTTCAGCATGCACTGACTTTACGTCATATTGCATCATGATGGGTTACCCCCTATCAGCCTGCGGAGACTTTGAGCGTGCCCGCGTCGTTCCAGAGCTGGCCAGCAACCACGGGATCAGAGGTGGGCAGATTGGGCAGAATGACGGTGCCGCCGTCAATGGTGGCAGTGGTGGTCACAGCGCCAGTGGTGGCGTTGACGGAAATAGTCTGGAAGCCGTTCTGGGAACGAACCGGGCCTTGGAAAGTGGTATTGGCCATGTTTTCCTCACATGCGAGTTTCGGTGGTGTTCTGTCTGCATGTCGTCCAGCCGGGACTGGTCAGAACACCGGGACCCCGGAGTTAAAAGCAATATAACGGAAAAAGAAAAGGGGCACAAGGCCCTTTTTCTCGGTTTATCAGGACGAACCCGAAGAACCCCAGATGCCCAGAGGGTCAGACCAGCCGAAGCTGTAACGCTCACGAGCCTTGTAACGCACGTTGCCAGTGTCGAAGTCACCGTCCATCGAGTTAGCCAGGGGCATACGCTCGAAGTGCTTCAGACCGTTGGGCACGTCCGTGGTCAGGAACCAGGCGTTGGTGTCGGTCAAGAAGTGGTTGACGGTGTAGCCACCGGGGATAGCGCCCATCTGCTTGATAGCGTTGATGTCGTTATCGGCGGTTGCAACACGCAGCTCGGTGTCGAGCAGACGCTTGGCCGTGAACATCAGGCTGGGCGGAATGACCAGCTTGACGGGCTTGGCGGCGATCAGCAGACCACGTTCGTCTGTCCAACCTGCGATCTGAATCACAGCGTTTTCCAGAGCGGTTTCGTTCAGGTCCACACCAGCAGCGGGGCTGTTGTAGTTCACACCACCGGAGACCAGGGGGTGACCAACACGCGAGCCGCCAGAGTTGACGCCGAACAGAGACACGCCGTCACCACCAGCGTAAGCGCCGTTGAAGCCGTTGTTGATAACGGCAGCGGCTTTCACCTGCTTGGTGTACGACATGGCACGAGCCAGGGCCTTGGTGTAACGAGCAGACAGGCTGTCGTACAGGTTGTCTTCGATCGCTTCTTCAGTGATCGAGAAACCCAGGGCGATGGTTTCGTGGGTGTAGCGAGCGGTAAACGCTTCTTGCGCGTTGTCGTAAGCGATGGCGGAGCCTTCGTTCTTGACAGGCGCTGCGCTGAAACCAGCCAGCTTGGTCTCTTCTTCAAAGCTACGCTCCGATTTCTCGGTCTCGTAGATTTCCTTGTGCTCTTCGCCGTAACGGGCGTACTCCATGCCGAACAAAGCGTTCAGACCGGGCAGGAGTTCCTTGAGCAGTTGTGCGCGACTAATAGCCATGGTTTACTCCTTAAACGCCAGTGGTGTTGTTGTAGGTGTGGGTGTTGATTTTCACAACAAACTCCACGTACGCATCGGCACCCGTAGCGGTCTCGGGCACCACGTCAACGATACGAATCGGGAGGGTGTTCGTAGTTGCGGTTGTGCTGGAGATAGCTTGAGCGGAATCGCCAGAAGCAGCGGTGCCAGAGTTCAGAACCACGGAAGTGTTCTGACCAACGGCGGTGCGGCCAGCGCTGGCAATGGTAGTACCGGACGACACCATAGCGACCTTGAACAAGGCGCGTGGGTCATCGACAACGTAGGCAACGGCGTTGGACGAACCGGCGGGAGCGTACTGCGCCTGCACGGTCTGACCGGACGAGTTGACGTACTGAACGCCTCTAAGTCAGA